GCGGCATTAAGTTTACTGGCGGCAAGCTATTTGTCGTTCTCACTGCTCTGTCTACTGCTGCTGGTTCCCTTTGGGCTGGCTTCGAGGTTTACCAGCAATTCCTTACCATGAAGGAAGTCACCGAGACTTATGCGTCTATGGGTGACGAGTTCAACAAGATGAAGGAACGGCAGGATAGCAACGAGCGCATGATTAAGATGAACTTGGAAACCACCAAGTACCTCTCGGACAACCTTTCCGCGCTCTCCAGCAGCGTTGGCAGCAGCGTCATGAGTACCCGCCAGACGGTTGACGCGGTGACTGCACGCACGCAAGTATCAGAGAGGGAGACATTGCAATCTCAGCGTGCTATTATACAAGAGCTACGCGCCCAAGACCTTGAGCAGCAACGTCGTATCAAGGATCTTGAGAAGCAGGTTGATGAGCGTATTACGAAAACCCTAGCTAATCCGCTGGCTGGAAGGGACGACTGATGGAAGATCAGCTTATTACTGCCCGCATCAAAGCGTTGATGATTGCGGCTTATACGATGGCAATTGTCATCCTCGCGATCACTGCGGCTATGGTGGCCGGCCTGTTCGTATCAAACGATATTGTCGATAACGAAAAGGTTTTTGGCCTTCTTGGCTACGTCATGACCTCCGTTATCAGCGCCGTCGCTGGCTCCTATGCCACTCTGATGGGCATGAAGGGTGAGCCGCAGGCCACTGAAATCCCTGAGCTGGCTCAGCGCACCAGCGTTGAAACTCCGGTGAGCGTGTCAGTTGTGACCAACGACGACGACACTCCCAAGGAAACTTTCTTCGAGAAGAAGGAAGAAGCCGTTGAGCTGACCGAAGTCGTTGATGACGATGACGACGATGACGATCTCGCCCCGTGGGAAAAGTACCGCAATGACCTGCGGTATGACGCGAACGGCGACGGCGTGGTCGATGAGAACGACTTCCCTGATTGGAGGAATCCAAACAAATGAGCCTCGTAAATCTTCAGCAAAAGATTGGCATCACGGCTGACGGGGCTTTTGGCCCCGGCACGCTGAAGGCCGCTGCCGCATACTACAAGCTCAACAAGAACAGAGCTGCCCACTTCTTCGCCCAGACGGCGCACGAGAGTGGCAACTTCAAGGCGTTCTCGGAGAACCTAAACTATGGTGCGAAAGGTCTGCGCGGTATTTTCGGCAAGTATTTCCCGACTGATGCGCTGGCTAAAGCCTACGAACGTCAACCGCAGAAGATTGCCAATCGTGTCTATGCAAATCGCATGGGCAATGGGGACGAAGGAAGCGGAGATGGATGGAAATACAGAGGCCGAGGGGCGCTCCAATTAACTGGAAAATTTTCGTATCAGGCATTTGCTGATTACATTGGCCGTCCAGAGGTTATGACAAATCCAGACCTTGTGGCAACTGAGCTTTGCTTTGAAAGCGCGCTGTGGTTCTTCGACAAGAACAAGCTCTGGGGCATCTGCGACCAAGGCATCAACGATGCAGCCATTCTCGCTCTCACAAAGCGTATCAATGGCGGCACGCATGGATTGGATGACCGTAAAATGAAGACCAAGAAGTACGCGACTTGGTTGTAAGGAGGTTGTTATGAACCTGAAGAAAATTAAGGGAGTGATAGGTGAATCGTTGCCGGTAAAGCCCGCAATGATCAAACACGTCACAGGCCGCAAAGGTAAGATGGCAGCCGTTGCCGCTGCTGTTGTGGCTTTGATTGCAGCAATTTCTGAATTGATGTAAGGTTCCCGCCATGCCAGTCGCGATGACATACAACAGTCTACTCAACGACCTTCGCGCTTACCTTGAGCGCGGGGCAACATTCGCGACTGACCCGACTGTCTATGAGCAGCTTCCGAACCTTGTCAATCTAGCCGAGCGCCGGTTGCAGCGGGACATCAAGGTCGTCGGGACGATCAGCGTCGTCAGCTCCACAATGATTGATGGCACGGCTGTCTATGCCAAGCCTGACCGTTGGCGCGAAACCGTCAGCATGTTCGCTGGGGTTGGCACTGGTAACAATACGCGCAAGGAGATTTATCCGCGCTCGTATGAATACTGCCGTGCGTTTTGGCCCAACCAAACCACGACGGGTGAGCCGCGCTTCTACGCGGACTATGATTACCAGCACTGGCTGATCGTGCCGACACCTGACGATCCATATCCTTACGAGATCCTCTATAACGAGCAACCCCCGTATCTGGACGACAACACCCAGACCAACTGGTTCACTGAGTACGCACCTGACGCGCTGCTCTATGGTGCGCTCATGGAGGCCCAGCCATTCCTCAAGAACGAGGAGATGATTGGCGTCTGGAGAGACTTCTACACCATCGCCATCAGCGCAATTAACGGCGAAGATCTACGTCAGGTCGTGGATCGCGGCATCATTCGCAGGGAGGATTAATCCGTGAGCTTCGTCCAGACATTTGGCGGCACGAACATTTATTCGGCAGAGCCTTCCTATAGGTCCATTGCTCTTACGGCCAACGTCACGCTTTCGTGGCCGATTGAAATGGCGACTGACGCGAACGTCGTTGCCAAGATCATGGACGTTACGCCCAACGCAGCAAGCCGCGTCATTACCATGCCGCCTGCCAATCAGGTCAGCGTGGGCCAGACGGCTCTGTTCTTCAACGTCGGCTCTTATGCCTTCACGGTCAACGACAATGCCGGCAACGCAATCGTCTCGGTGTCCCCGGGATTGGCGTGGCAAATTTACCTGACCGACAATAGCACGGCAGCCGGAACGTGGCGCTCTGTGCAGTTTGGAGCTGGCACATCCTCTGCAACCGCAGGCTCTCTTGCCGGCTACGGTATCGTTGCAATCACCAGCACGCTGAACCAGTCTGCTCCAGTTTCCAACATCGCCGTCAATTACACGGTTGGTCTACCGGACCGTGCCAGCGTTATTAACTGGACGGGCGGCGCTGGCACATTCACGCTTCCCGGCGCGGCTACTGCTGGTAACAACTGGTTCTTCCTTGTGCGCAACAGCGGCACTGGTGCTGTTACTATGGCGACGCCGGGTGGTGAAACCATCAATGGTGATAGCTCGATCTACTTCAATCCGGGTGATAGCGCCTTCGTGATCTGCGACGGCGCTGACTTCTACACTGTCGGATTTGGACAGGCTCCTGAGTATCTGTTTGACTATGTGTCGATTGATCTCACAGGTCAGGCAAGCCCATACATCCTCAATGGCGCAAACCTAAATCGTATTGCTTATAACTTTACCGGGACTTTGGTCGCCAATATGGTGATCCAAGTTCCCAATACGGTTCAGCAATATTGGGTATCTAACCAGACATCTGGTGCTTACACGCTGGCTCTTTCCACGTCCGGCGGCACTCCTGCTGAGGTTACTCAGGGCGCTCGTGCTATTCTGTATTGCGATGGCACTGACGTTTATTATGCCCAGACTGGCGGCCTTGCTCTGCCGATTGCGATCTCACAGGGCGGTACTGGTGCAACTAACATCTCAACAGCACGCACTAACCTTGGCGCTACTTCTGTTGGTGTGGCTCTCTTTACTGCCGCTGACGCCACTGCAGGCCGCGTCGCACTGTCTGCGGCAGCTGCCGGAGCTAACAGCGACATCACATCGCTCTCGGGACTTACAACACCTCTGACCGTACCTCAGGGCGGTATTGGTGTTGGAACCATTACTGGCGTGATTAAAGGCAACGGCACTTCAGCTCTTTCTGCTGCAACGGCAGGTACAGATTTTGTTGCGCCGGGAACCGCTACCACATTTACAGCGGCTCAGACGTTCAATGCGGGGGCTGTTTTTAATGGAACGTCATCTACGCAGGCTATGGCGACAAAAAATATCGTGGAGCCTGTTACGGTATCTGCGACAGCAGCGACTGGCACGATTGCAATTTACCCGTCAACGCAATCGGTTCTGTATTATACCAGCAATTCGTCAGCCAACTTCACGGTTAACCTCGCTTGGTCGTCTGGAACGAGCATGAACACCGCCCTATCTACGGGGCAGGCGGTGACTGTGGCGTTTATGGTAACGAACGGTTCAACGGCCTATTACAATACTTCTGTTCAGGTAGATGGAACAACCAGCGGAGTTACCACAAGATGGCAGGGCGGCTTGGCCCCGGGATCTGGCAACGCTAACAGTATTGATGTTTATACATATACTGTAATTAAGACCGGATCTGCGACGTTTACGGTTCTCGCCTCACAAAGCCGGTTTAGCTAAGGGGGCGATTGAAATGCCGACTCTTATCAGTCGCGGAGCAGCAAGCGCCAGAGGCTTTGGTCTAACTGGTGGAGTTACAAACCTTACGACAGTTACTTTTACAAGTAGCGGCACATGGGTTGCGCCTTCAATGCTTTCCCT